GGTGTAGTCGGGGAAGTTAAGAATGAAATCTCTATTAGCTGCGTCGAGGGCTTTCTGGCGCTCACGAAGCCAAGAGAAACCAGGACGACCTTCAGTAACTCCCTCTTGAGAGAATCTATGTCTCCAAGCTGCTTCCTCGTCATTGAGCTTAATACCGGCGGCGCTCTGCCGTTCCCGTAGTCTGCGTAAGTCGTCTGACAGATTAGTAATATCATTTACAAGCTGGTTTCTAAGCTCAGGTGATACATCTTGAAGTCCCATACGACTTTTGATACCTTGTAGCTCTTCTCTAATGACATCCTCGCCTGCTACTAGATCATCTATCTCTTGGCGAAACGGAGCCAGCTCTCGACGCATCTGAGCCATACTCTCTGGTGTCATTTGTCGAGGGCCTTGAGCTGCTATGATGCCTTCTATAGTGTCAGGCTCATTCACTAACACTCGACCAGCCAGTGTATCGTCCTCCACTGATTCCAGCACTCGGTTACTGAACCGGTTGATAGCTTCAGTCTGCTTAGGGGTGAATAGGGAGTTTTTCCTCACTGCATAGTTAACCAGATCATTATGCAAACCCCGGACTTGTTGAAGTCTGGGCTCTACAATGCTGGCAACAGCAGGGCTGCCAGTCATCTCCTTAATAATATCATCATAGACCATGCCGATTGCTTCCCGACTAAACCCAATGTCATCAGCTATCCGACCGCCAGTACTGGCTACATCCTGAGCCTGAGCGAAGATTCTAGATACCCACCGAACCTTATCGGTCAGCACGCCCAGCTCGGGTATAAACAGCGCTCGGGTGAGGTCAGCCGGCACACTGTTAAACAGGCGGGAGATATCTGATACTGTAAGTGCGCGACCGGAGGCATCAACCATCTTGGGCATAGCAGTGCCGTCCAGTCTGACACCCAGCTGGAGCACACCAGCATCGGCCTCGTATATAGCCTCTCGGGCCACATCCCAGAAGGATGACCGCTCGTTGTTGAACTTGTCCCACCAGCTTCTCAATCTAGGTGCATCGAAGCCAGTCTTCTCCCCTGCAGACCTAAGCTCAGCCATGATAATGTCGCGTTCAGCAATTAAGTCTTGGGTCAGGGTTCTGTACCGCTCCCATACGTCACGGACAAGTGCTGAGCGTTCTGTATTTCTATCCAACAGCCGGTTGAACATAGCTCGCTGGTCATCTGCCAGCCCTATGGCAGGGTTATCTAAGGCGCTGCGTAGCTGGGTTATATAGGTTTGTAGCTGTTCTTCCGACTCTCTAATAAACGGGATGAGTACATTATCCCACATCTCAGTATAGATAATGTCCTTCTGGGTTGCGGTCAGTGCGTGGTCTAGGCCACTGGCATATTCACGGGTGGCTATGGTTTGAGCGCCTATGACTCCAGACATGTCAGAGCCCAGGTATTGCAGGGTCTGCACCCGCATGCGAAGGTCCTCTAAAACCTTGGCAGTCGAAGGAACAGACTCAACAGGAGCCCTCCTTAACTCCATTAGAGCGTTTCGCATACGCGGTACAGACCTGTCCAACATAGCGTCGATCAACTTTTTAGCTGCTTGAGACCTGGGTGCGACAAAGTCCATCTGGCTGACCAGATCCTTTATACGGCCACGTAAGTTTTCATCCTGAGAGCTTAACACTGATCTCCACTCAGAGTCGCCCAAGGACCTCTCAATGCGGACTATCTTTTCGTCGATGTAGTCAAGCGCCCCACGGCCTTTAAGCTCACGTATTATATCCCCAGCATTCTCAAGACGAAATCCTAAATTACGATCAGCCATCTGTTTTGGAAGCCTCTCAAGATTGCTATCCCAGAACGCCCTCCCAATCTCATCAGTATCACGAATTAGGGTGCCTGGAGGGTTGGCTAGCAGCTCGTCCAGGAGGGTTTTCATCTGCACCCGGGCCAGTTCAGGACTCCTCATCACATCCTGATAGATCAACTCCGGCAGGTCGTCGGTCATGACTTTGGTCAACTGCGGGAACAGCTGGTCAGTATCAGCCATGTTGATGATATGATTAACACCGATTGGGCCTATTTCAGTGTAGTTCTGAAGCAGCTTCTGCACATGAGCAGCTTGAATCTTGTCCAGGGTGAAGTCCTCGCCCATCTTGAACAAGGACTTGGCATTAGTCAGGACTCTAGATTCAGCCTCGGCTGAGATCTGCCGGATCGTGTTATCATCCATACCAGCTGTGCGAAGAATGGCAGCAGCTTCCCGGTCTATGATGCCGCTGACAGCATCTATAATCTCGGGATGGTTACGGCTGAGCCATCTGCTCATTCCCTGGTTAAGGAAATTGGCCTGCTGCTGCATACCTATTCGGGCGCCAGTGCCTATAAGTATATCTTGGAGTCCGTCGTAGTATTTCGTCCAACCCCGTTTGTTTTGACCCATAGCTCGGCGGAATCCTTTATCGCTCATCCCAGGGAGCTTACCCCGGGCAGTGCGTAGGGATTCACCCAACGGGCCAAGCTCTAGAGAAATGCCGGTAGCAGTGTCAAACATAGATGGCTTACCGACAAGGCCGATAGTTCTGCTGTTTAGCAGCTTGACAGCATCTCCACGATAAAACGGATTCATTCCTGCATAGACAGTTTTAACTCCAGCCTCCAATATATTGTATGGGGCGTAGAAGGCAAACAGCAGGTACAGCCGGGCAAACCCTCGGTTGAATCTGTCTATGGAGTTCATAAACGCTAGTTTACTCACCACATCCAGATGAGCCAACCCAGCTCCCATAGCCCCTATCTTGTAGCCAGCGCCACGGAGTTTAGTCTGGGTCTCAGCTCTGACCAGTGTATCTATGTGGGAGAAGATACCGTCATGTAATGCTTTAACGGTTTTAGGGTTGTCTATGAGCTTCTCAGCTATCTCGTCAGACTTGGCAATCCTAGCGGCTACCCAGTTACGGACAATCTGAAACTCATTAGTTACAGCTGCTTCACCTGACGGCAGAACTAGACCGGAAGGAGGATTATCTACCTGACCCAAAATTCGCATAATAGCTTCAGCGGTTTCATCCACTGAGCTGACCCTGCCTCCATTGTTGATAGTGTAGCCCAGCTGACGGTTGATGTCGAGGAGCTGAGGACCTGCAGTCAAGTCCAGCTGGGTATTAACCAGTTTACCCAGGTCCAGCATCTCCTTCTCAGTCACTGGAGGCTGAGTTCGGAGCATCCTGCCCACTGTGGTTAGTTCAGACGCATCCAGGGGGTTATTTCTGGCTATGGTTACAGCTCTTCTCAGGGAGGATTGAATCTTCTCCAGCGGCAGGGACTTAAACGCCCTTCGTACAGGAGAACTGACCATTGTGTCAGCCTCGACAAAAGCCTTCATCACATTGAACATAGAGCGGGTCTCTTGCCGCACGATCTGGTTGGTGGTTTTTAGTGCAGCGTTTGCCAGTCCTGACTTGAGCCTCAGAAAGGCAGTGTCAACCGCTGCTATATAGCCTTCTTCCACGCCAGCTAGTGGAACACCTATCCCCTTGGGAAGAGTACGAGCCACCTTAGCATACATACCGAAGCCAAAGTAGCTGATCGGGTCGAACCAGACTTCATGGAAGAACTTAATAAATGCGGGGATATTGCTGTTCTCAAACGCATATCCAAGCGCTCGCCAGTCCCCCATAGATTCACGATTGAGCTGGAAGATCTGTTCAATGTCAGGTGCTTCTCTCTGAGGATACACATGATGACCAAGGAGGATACCGCGGAGAGAAACGCCACCAAAAGCTACCCCCTCAGGAATCCTACCAACAGCTATGTTGTACGCACCTGCCAGCGGCTGGCCAATACTCCTCCTCCACCAGTCGACGGGAAGCATCAAGGCAACCAGCGGTCGGCTGACCAGTCCTTCTATAGCTCGTTTTTCTAGTTCAGCTTTGAAGTCATCCAGTTCCAGTGACGCCAGGTTACTGAGCAGCACACCATACCGGGTTGAGGTTTCGATTAGCGATTCAGTCAACATAGAGATAGGGGACTGCATCTCCTCAACAATAAGTGCGACTTCTGGGGATTCGAAGCCAGCTGCCCCAACTATATCACGGAGGTCTTCATTTGAAGTGCCTTCACGATGTTTCGGTTGACTGATGTCAATGAGAGCCTCAACCATGTCATCGCTTTGAAATGCCAGCATACCGTAGATTGAGACCGACCGCTGCCTAGTGACTTGGGCTATGATGTTTCGGCTGGCTTCAAGGCTGAGAGGTTCTATCTCTTTAATGTTCATAGCTCGAAGCGATCGCTCGAGTATATCAGCTGCAAATGCTATGTCTTCAGTGCTTATCCAGGCTCTAGCATCAGCTGGAAGAGTGTCTATGAACCGGGAGATGAGCTCATCTGTGGTTCGGAGGGGATTGTTGAGGTTATCTCCTTGCACTGCCCAGGGTATGACCTCTAGTATGTGAGCACGCCAGTTTAGCTTATGCTCACTGCGGGCAATATCCATACCCTCATCGCTGATGAACTGGAGCTGGGCCACGGTTTGTGAGATGAATTCAGGCGTCTTGATGGTGGGAGTGAATATAGGAACACCCTCAGAGCTAATGGAAGCAGGGCCGCTAAGAGGGCCTCCTACAGGTACAGTTATTTTCCGACCAAATAAGTTGAACTCTGGGGTAAACAGCCTTTGGATACCAGCTAATGTAGTTTGGGCAGTGTCAACCAGTCCGAGGCCAGTACCCTTACTAATAGGAGCGGGAACAGCTGTCAAACCTTGTTGCTGGCGACGGAGCTGTAATCCTCTGGCGCTGAGCTCAGTAGATTGACGCCGGGTTTTCTCCTTCAGCTCATTGAACCCCTGGAATGGTTCGGGAGCTGATGGAACTGGTGCAGGTCTAGGATCAGTGATTTGATTATCAGTTACCATTAGCCACGCCCTGCTAAGACTTCTTGCACTTCTGGAGGTAGAGACTCAGGACCAGTGCCAGGAGGTAATGCTTGGTCGCCCCCAGGTTCGTTGGGTTCAAAAGTCTGGCCCTCCACTACAGCAATTGCACGATCAAGCCACTGGGCCATTTCCTGGTCATCGTTGTTACGAGCTTCCCGCGCTGCCCGGGTAAGTTCACGCATGACCAGTATCTGCCGGAACACTGGAGTTTGGGTTGCATCCTCAGTCCGGAGACGAGCTTGCTCCACTACAGTGTTCTGAACCTCGGGGAATAGAGTGTTGTGAATAGTTGCCGTGCTGAGCCTAAACATTGGATTAGCTACTCTAGCAGCTGATACCCGCTGGATAAAGTCCCCGGGTACCTCTATGTCGTAGCGGAAGTCTAAATCCAGATGCTCGGGGAGGCTGGGGAACTCTGTCCCGTCCATACTGTAGCCCCACTGACGCATGGTGCGGATGTTGCGGGTGGCTATCTCCCCGTAGACGTCAAGGATGCCTTGGTGGAAGGGATTGAGGGTTTGTTTGGCTGAGGAGGTTACTTGGCTCATCAGGAATCCGGACACCGCTTGAGTTATGTTCCCGAAGGAGATGTCACTGAACAACCCGCGCTGTACCTGGTTGTGTAGGTCGAATAGGTGGGTGCGTAGCTCCACTGGCAGCGGAGGGACACTCATGGAACCTACCTCTTCCTGCATGCCGATGCGGAAGATGGCTCCACGCTCCTGGAGTCGTTCGGGGGTTAGGATGGGTTCGCCGCCTTCCGACTTCTCCACCCAGCGTGGGTTGGCAGTGTCCCGCATCAGCTGCTGGACGAAGGTAAGCATTTTATCATAGTTCTTCTGAATGTCCATGATGGGAGCGATTACACTCTCTCCCACATGCTGACGCCAGGATTCACCTGTGATGATGGAGCCATCATCGGGAAGTCCAGCCACTGGTCCAGTGAGGACAGGAATGTGGTCTATTGGGACAAGAGTACTGGGCTTTGCAGCATGATTGTTGAAGGCTATGGCATGAGCTGCCCCGTAGGGAGTAAGGTTCCATAAAACACTTACATTGACAACGCGTCCAGTGAATGGCCTACTGGGTCTACGCCAACCTGGGTTTTGAGCAATACGCATATTAGCTTCAGAGGCTGATAATGTGTAGCTGCGGCCCAGCTTTACTAGTATACCTTCTGAATTGTACTCGGGATACACTTGGGCAGGGTTCCACACTTCCTGCACCCAGCCGTGTTGAGTGGGAATACTTGCAACAGCATACCAGCCCGTGGCTAACATCAAGCCTACAAGTCGTCTGGATGGGGAGCCGAATAGAGTACCTCGCTTCCTGCGATTGGTTAGTGTGTATTGTCGGTCAGCATATTGCTCAACCAGGGCTACCTGTGAAGACTGGTCCTCAGTGAACCCAGTTGAGTCGACTACAAATGCTGATGTCCTGGGGGTAAGCAGCCACTGAGCCATGTTGAATCCAGCTCGGGGGTCGTTCCCGATGACTGATTCCATTTGAGCTTGTTTCAAGTCATTCTTCAGGGAGATCATGTTATACCACTGAGTAAAGGCCCCCTGCCTACCCACCCAGGCGTGCTTGAGTCGGAGCACTTCCCGTACAATGTCTTGAGCCTGTTGTGTTACCATTTCCACCCCGTGCTTCCTTGATAACCCCGGCTTGCACCAGCTGATGTCCCCATGCCACCAATTAAGGCAAGACAGGCAGCATCGTGAAAGTCATCAGCGGAGATTGTGTCCACCTTACCCATACCGATGTCTCGGAAGCCGCGTATCTGCCTCACCAGCTCAGCGTCGTAAGTCTCTATGTGAGGCAGCTGAGCAACCAATTCTTGCATCATGTAGGGCTTGGTCTTGGCTGTGGTGAGATAGCCGTGCTGGAGAGTAGTAGTGCCTCGGAGTGGATCTCTCCGGTAGTAGATGCGAGGGTAGCTCTTTCGCATGTGTTCAATGAGACCTATCCCGTGGGAGTTGGCTTCCGGCACTGCAAGGGGAGTACCATAATAGTTGCCAAGAGCTATACACTTACGAGCCATCGGTTCCGGCTCATGATAACCAGCCAAGGTAGCCTCATGTCTGGGATGGTCGAGATCAAATCGCCAAACCTGGGCTACGGATTGAGATTGCTTCCCTTGGCCAGGGTCTATGCCCATGACATACACGCCTTCAGGCTCAGGCTCGAACCAGACCCGGGAGCCTTCGGGGCCGAAGTGAGGGGCAGGGTAGCACTTCTTGCTCAATATCAGTGTGATACCAGGATCATAGTGAGGTTCACCTACTGTGAGGAAGCATGTATCCAGGGACTCCAAATGTTCCTGGAAGAACATGGCCCCAACTTCCATGATCTTCCATCTACGCCAACGGATCTGATCCATGCGGAGATTGTGAGTGGCTACTAGGGCTCGCTCCTCCTCATTATAGTCAGGGTTATTTAGGCCCAAGGTTTCGGCTATGTCACTGGTTGATCGGAGGGAGTTATCAGGATTCTCCCACCACCAGAGGGTGTGGAGCTTAAATGCAGATTCACCAGCTACAGCAGCTTGTACCTCGTCGTGAAAGCTACCATCCTCACCATTTGGAGTTGACTCTCGCACAACCATACCATCTGGCGGCACCCGCTGCAAAGCTGGAAGTATGATACGGGTGTAAGCATCTCGCACATAGAAGGCTTCCTCACTGAACAGCAGTCTGTGTATGGGCTCGCCTCGGCCGAAGACCTGGCTACGGGCAGTGCCTATATACATTACTGAGTTAATGTCGGGCAGTCGTTTTTCGTAGCTGCTCTGGTGGTCCATTGCGGGCTTAAGTTTATCTGGCACTGAGTCGTAGAACACTTGGGCCCGGTGAAGTAGCCGTTGAGTTAGGAATTCCTCATGGGACACAATGACCGCAGTGGTATCCGGAGTGGTCATTACATCTTTCATAAACTTGGCTGTGATTATGGAAGTGCATCCTATCTGGGCGTCTTTGATTACTATGTCCCGCCCACTTAGACTGCGTAGGAGTTTAGCTTGCACCGGCCAGGGGATGAGTGGAACACGGACTCGTGACTTGTTGGGTATCTCCATAAGCTCGGAAATCCAAGCCACATCATCATTGATAAGGTTTCGGAGTGCATCCTCACCCTGAGATCGAGCTGTGAAGGCAGTGGTCATCTATTTATGCCTGCTTCGGCCGGGAAGCCAAAACTCTAGCTGCGGGTCAAAAGTCTCCCACTGGTCACATCTGAAGCAGAGTCGTTCCCGCCACTGGGGAAGTGGACGGAAGAATATCCTCCACTTATGAAAACTGAGCCAGCAAAGGAAAATCATCTAATCCTTCGTCTGTATCTCTGTCCTCTCAGCCCGACTCGGGATACCTGAGCCTTAAATATGTTACGACGAGCTGCTGCTCTGGTTCTAGCAGTGGTAGGTCTCCCTCCTCTGCGTTTGGGTTTTCTTAAACCGACCAGTCGTCTAATCCCCGCCATGTGCTTCTATCTCCAGTACTTCTTCAGTATCCCTGGTGCGCCGAGTCATTCGGAACAGGAAGTCATTGATGTCAAACTCATGTTCTGCCCGAGGGTCAATCATGCGGTCGATGACTTCCATCTGCTGTGGAGTGTAATGACCCCGAGCCTTATTTAGGTAGGCGGTGTCCTCCTTGGTCATCATTTTTGCTACGTGCTTGCCGTCTGGCATCTCAATGGTATCCAGGCCCAGCGCCCGTTTAAGAACTTCACCATCCTTGCGTAGGATCAGATGATAGTTGCGGGTGAAGAGGAGGGTGAGGACTTCCTTTCTGATTTGGTGGCGGTTCTCCCCGGTACAGGCGAGTTCCATCTCTGCAAATTCGGGGTCGTACCACTTGCGGTTAGGGTCACGCCAGCGAGTGACAGTCTTCTGACCTATGTTGGCCAGTACACAGGACTCCCGTACACTGAACCCGGTAAAGCGGTAGCTGAGATAATTGGCCTTAGTCTCACCGGTTTCGCCTTGGTTCAGGAAAGGCATTATGGACTTGACTGCTTCTACAGTGTGAGAAGCCTGTTCTATATCAGTGGTCATAATGCCTCCAAACAGTCGTGCCCATGTGGAGTTGCACCACTCTGACCGTAGGAGTTAGTTTCACCCGCGGCGTCTCGTTTAACGGCTTGGATATCGCCAAGCTGTGCGACGAAGACGCTACGATCTAACCCCAGGACTCGGCGAGGGGGATGGTAACAGGGTTTACACCTCACTACCATCCCCCCTCTACGTTACTGATTTCCCCCTCTATGATGGTCGAGCCGAAGATGGCGATCTCCAAGGCTACAATAAACCGTTTCCACCAAGGCTTAACCACGTAGGTAATAGTGACGCTGGAATCAGACATGGCGTGTCACCGGGGTTCCTGGGCCGAAATACTAAAGAAACTCCGCAGGGCTGACGGTATGGGATACGTACCCACTACATTGTCTACTATTAAGTGTTATTTGTCAACTAGGGTTGACGGGGAATCACTTGTGTGATACAATGTTCATGTGAATTAACTTCAACGGGTTATCAACTATATTATGTACTATACATAGTTTATTTTAAGGGAGACTCTTCTATGAATATATCTGCTACATATGCCGGTAAACTGATTCACCATTGCGGTGGGGAGAATAGAGGCTGTGGGGGTGCTATACTCAAAGGTGAACCAATTATGAGGGGAGTGTGGTACTACCGGAAGTTCCGTAACCAGATTAACTGGCACTTTGAATGTTACTACGACCAGGCGAAGGCTTACTTGGAGGCTAATCCATTTGTGGATAAGCATAGAGGTGGAGTCGGACCTCCTCGACTCGATTTAACACTAGCCCAAAGAAGGCGGCGCAAATCCATCCAGGTACAAGGGAGTACAATACGTCGGAGAATGAAAGAGGCTGTTAGTATGAAGCTGCCTGGATGGGAAGATAGATTGAAGACTCTCAATACCAGTTATAATAAATTGGCAGCTGAAATTAAGGAAATCGGTGGAGTGCCGAGGAAATGGTATAGCTGAACGGGCTGACCTATATATCTCCATACCCTACGTAGAATAGTTGAAAATCCACCGAAGGTAATTTCTGGAAAATGAGAATTTGCGCCTGGACATATAGTATATCTTTTTCATAGCAAACACTAGCTACCCTAGGTAGGGAGAACATAAGTGCTAATCGACCACTATCTCGGTAGAACATATGTGCGGCAGCTGGCGACGGTCGGGTTTAGAACTAATGTGCTTAAGAACATGTGTGCGCACGGGGGAGTAGAACTAATGTTCGCTTAACGAATATTGGAATTGTCAGAAACTAGTATTGGAAGTGTTTAGAACATGTGATCGCTTACGGATTCCGTCGATGTTGCGCTCAAAATGTAGTGAATAGTGCACACTAGGGGGTTGACATTTGCATCACACTAGTCTATGATACCTACTAGGTAGACCGGAACCGGGGCCACTAGGCACACCCGGTCATGGCTACCGGCCCGCACTTTAACAATTGAATATTCATGCTAGGTAGGACTAGCACCCGAGAATCACCTCCGGAGGTTAGTTCAATGGTAACACCACTATCGGATGCAACCGACACGTGCGAAATTGACTCATGTTGCGAGGGTGTATGTAGTGGGAACGTCGTCTCGTTTATTCGGGACGACGAATTTCCCGCCGAAATGTGCCCACCATGCATCATTGCATTCATGCGGGATAACACGCCCGTTTCGCTCCACTTTTCACCCCCTAGATAAATAGTCCACTCGGGTGCTAGTCCCGCCTAGCATGAAATGGAGGTTTGCTAATGACTACCGAAACCAAACCCAAAACCAAAGCGGAATTGCAAACCCAGCTGGATACGCTCTGGACGCGCCATGCCAATGT